CCGTTCCATACCGGCATACAGCGCATCGCAGAGCAGAAATCACTGAGAACGTCCCACGCCTTACGCTGTTGTGCCAGGTACGCATTAAAGGTCATCCGCGGCTCGGTCCCCCCGAAACCATCCGGGACCGTCTGGTCGCAGTACTGCCCGATGGCATACAGCGCCCACTTGTCCACATCCGCCGCCCCCAGACGTTTTCCCATGCCGTAGCGCGGGTGAGTCAGCATGTCCCACAGGCACCAGGCCGGGTTGTTGCTGTATGCCGGTTTCAGACTGCCGTCCCAGATACCACTGTACGTGCGTTTTTCCGGGTCATAGTTTGACGGCACCTGGATGATGCGACCGCGGATATGGTAGTTCACCGTCATCTGCTGGCCGCCGAACTGCTCCGCATCCACCTGCAGCCCCACAATGGCCGTGTTCGGGTAGCACTGTTTCACATCGATGATTTCGGTGTATGACGACCACAGCGTCTTATTCTGCAGCTGGTCCGTGGTGCTGTCCGCCGTCTCCCTGACCATCCGGATGTTAAAGGGCCGGGGAGGCAGATTATCCAGAATCACCGAGGCCAGGAACTGCGAGGTGGTCTTGCCGTTAATGGTGACATCCTTTTCCGTCACCCAGCGGCCATTACGCTGTAACTGAATCAGAATCCGGACAGAGGAAGGATTACGGTCGCCCTTTGACGTGGTCTGCACCAGTGACTGCACCCCGAAGGTAACCCGCAGGCGGTCAATGTTCGCGGACGTAATGGTGCGCGTCACCGGTTTTGCCTTCGTCACTTCCACGCCCAGTCCGGTTTCAGCTCCGGAGGACTCAAAGCCTTCCGGTGGTGTCTGCTCCTGCTCCCCGGCGCGCCAGACCGCCGTCACACCGTGTATCACGGGATTGCCGTCCGTGTCCGTCAGTGGGGTTTTGTTCACCAGAATACTCTGCAGTCCCTTCACCGGACCTTCTATCGGTCCCTCACCAATCGCATCAATCACGCTCATCATCTGCGTGGATTTGAGATTATCCTTCGCCTCACGAGGCGTGTGTGCCTTACCGCCACCTTTTCCCATACAGCCTTCCCCTGAATAAATTAACCGCCACTTGCCATTCCGTACAGAAGTCGGATATCCTTCGCCCGAAAAGCATGAAACACATTTCTGCCATGCTAAAGAGAAACCCCGGTATCAGCAGATACCGGGGTTTTCTTTCATGCCCACCGATAATCCTGTTGGTTAAAACCGGTAATGGCATAAAAATTCTGAATATCTTCACATTTTCACAAACTGACTGTGGCGCGTATAATTTCTCTGCGTTAATTTTTTTGTCGTGATATAAGAATAATTCCTTACACTTAATCTTCGTAACTCTCCCGCAGTTCCTGTCCGCGATCACTGCGGGATTTTTTTATTCTTTTTACCCCTGCCGCCCGATAACCACGACCTTTCCGCCCCCGCCTTCATCACGGGTGCTGATGTCCTGGGATATACGGCGGGAGCCAACCAGCATTTCCCCGTAAGGCACCGGCATCGGGTTCCCCTGGGCAATCATGTTATCCAGCGAGGAAAAGTACGTGTTCTGTCTGCCGTTATCCGTTGCGCGGTAATCCGGTGTTTTTGCCTTCGGGGCCAGCATCTGGGCCACACCGCCCAGTATCATGCTGGCACCCAGTGAAAACAGCATTGTGGTGGCAGAAAAACCGCCGGCACTCAGGGCTGTACCCCATAACGCCATCGAGGCACCGGCCGTGAAGAAAGAGCCCACGATGGCTGCCGCCCCCAGCACAATCTGCAGTCCACCCTTTCCGGCCCCGGCCAGTCGCGGCACAATGTGGATGACCGTTCCCTCACCCAGCTGTTCGTGAAGACGGGCGTACACCGCCTCCGGTGCCGTGTCATCACCGGCAATACGTATCTGGTACCAGCCTTCGTTCATCTGACGGCGAAAGCCCGGCATCTGCATCGACAGGGCGCGAATGGCTTCCGCTGCCGTGTTCACATACAGGCTGAGGCGGCGGCCAAATCGTTGTAAATCCCCGTGAAGGCAGATGCGTGCCAGTGGCGGTGACGCCAGACAGAATGCGTTCGTCGTTGCCATTTTTCGGAATACCTCTCCCGTTTACTCAGTTGTTCAGGCAGATGGTGAAGCAGCTCACCGTTACCGCAGTAAATGGCGGCATGGTTCGGTACCGAAGCACCAAAGCAGCACAGCAGAATATCGCCCGCCTGTGCAGAGGACAGGGGCACCCGGTAAAAGCCGGTGACCGCCATATTGTCCAGGTAAAGGTTCTGGCCGTTGCGCCACCAGTCATCCTCGCGATGAAAATCCGGCATTTCAGTCCCCGCCAGATGATAAGCATCCCGGAACAGCGTGTAACAGTCCGTCACCCCGTGCTCAAAGCGCCGTCCTGTCAGATGTGGCACACAGCGGAATTTGTGAATGTCACCCCGGCAGACCAGCCACCAGGGCAGTGCGCTTTTTATCTGCAGCCGCCGGTCAGCCTCGCTCAGCCAGGGCAGCCCACCGGGATGACTGTGGACCAGTGCCACAATCTCCCCCTGCATCTCTGCCCGCAGCCAGTCTTCCGGTGCGATACGAAAATACGCCTCCGGCTCCGCGGAAATATTCACACAAGGGATATACCACTCCCCCTCCGGCGTGCTTATCACGAAGCCGCACGACTCCGCAGGCGCACACCGCCGGGCATGTGCCAGAATCGCTGATTCAGTCTGTGTCATAAACCGGGATTTACTGCGAAAGTTTATTAATGGAAAGGAAACCGCCAAAATTGCCGACATTCCTGCGCAGTTCACACCCGCGCATGCACTTGCTGCATCTGTCCTTACGGATATCCGTGGTGGGTTTATCGAACTCATCCGCCACAGCCCCGCCCGTGTAACCACACTCATCAGAGCGGTAGGTCCACATACAGGTGTTCGCCAGCATGATACGACCGGGAAACAGCGCCCCGTCCGTCTCGGTCGGTGTGGCCAGCACAAACGAGGCCGTCATGGCTGTCAGCGCTGACATCTGCTCCACCACCCACCGGTCCGTCAGCTCCTGCTCCGGGTCGGCCTCCGGATTGCCCGCAACGAAATTCACCGCATCCAGAAAACGGGCATACACCCGGCGGCGGACCACCGTGGCCCCCACCAGACTCTGCAGGTCTTCCGCCATCCCGGTGACCAGACCGAACAGATTGGACACCGTCCGCGACGGTCTGGCACTGCTGCCCTTCCCGCTCATCTCAAAGCCACTCCCCTCAATCGGGTACGCCTGATATTCACGCCCCTGCCAGGTCACCGGCTCCCCTTTTTCATTCAGCTCATTGCAGAAAAAATACCGCTCACCGCCCTGCACCGTCAGGTCGATTTCCCAGAGTACCACCCGCGGTGACTGCTCTGACTTAACCGACTCGTTCAGACTTTCTTCGTGAATATCCTGCATCAGTTCACCACCTGCTTAAACTCCGCGCTGAACTCAACGCGCAACATCCCGACCCGCGCAGACCACCCGGCACAGATCACCTTTATCTGCCGGTATGCATAGGGTGGCTTCCACAAAAATGCCTTCCAGCCACCGTGCTCTGCCAGGAACGCTTCCAGATGCCGGGCCTCCTCCCGGGTCACGGAAAGCGTCACCCTGTATGTTTTCAGGTCAGCATTCAGCCCTGCCGCCATACGCTGTGAGTACCCGTCACCAAAACGCACTTCACGCACCGATGGCTGCGAGTTCACCTCCATATCCGGCTTCACTTTCCAGCGAAATGTTTTCATCGCCCGCTCCCCGATAACAGACCGCCATCACGCAACTGCAGCCGGAGCTCATCCTGCGCACCTTTACGGGCCATCTCATACACCGCTTTCATCAGCTGCGGCCCGGCCTGTCCGTTGATACCGTCGTTCTGAATCACCACGTGATTGTTCTGATTAAAATTAATGCCTTCGGCCCGCCGCATCTGCGCCGGACTTCCGGCAGCACCCACATACCCCCCTTCCGCATAGCCCCGCATCAGGCGGTACAGGTTCCCGACACCAATCCGGCTGGTTGCCTCCTTCGTGAAGACAAACTCCCCGCGGTGGACAATCCCCGCTGGCTCATATTTGCCGCCGGTTCCCGTAAATCCTCCGGTCGCAAAATGGAATTTCGCCGCAGCTGCCTGAATGGCTGTACCGCCTGACGCGGATGCGCCACCACCAACAGCCCCGCCAATAGCGCTGCCGATACTCCCGACAATCCCCACCATTGCCTGCTTCAGCAGAATTTCTGTCATCATGGACAGCACGGAGCGGGTGAAGCTGCGCCAGTTCTGCTCACTGCCGGTCAGCATCGCCGCCATATTCTGTGCAATACCATCAAAGGTCTGCGTGGCAGCACTTTTTACCTGCGACATACTGTCCGTGGCACTCTCTTCCCACTCACTCCAGCCGGACCTGAGGCCTGCCATCCAGTTCCCGCGAAGCAGGTCTTCAGCCGCCCAGGTCTTTTTCTGCTCTGACATGACGTTATTCAGCGCCAGCGGATTATCGCCATACTGTTCCTTCAGGCGCTGTTCCGTGGCTTCCCGTTCTGCCTGCCGGTCAGTCAGCCCCCGGCTTTTCGCATCAATGGCGGCCCGTTTTGCCCGTTGCTGCTGTGCGAATTTATCCGCCTGCTGCGCCAGCGCGTTCAGGCGCTCCTGATACGTAACCTTGTCGCCAAGTGCAGCCAGCTGGCGTTTGTACTCCAGCGTCTCATCTTTATGCGCCAGCAGGGATTTCTCCTGTGCAGACAGCTGGCGACGTTGCGCCGCCTCCTCCAGTACCGCGAACTGACTCTCCGCCTTCCACAAATCCCGGCGCTGCTGGCTGATTTTCTCATTCGCTCCGGCATGCTTCTCCAGCGTCCGGAGTTCTGCCTGAAGCGTCAGCAGGGCAGCATGAGCACTGTCTTCCTGACGATCGCCCGCAGACACCTTCACGCCGGACTGTTTCGGCTTTTTCAGCGTCGCTTCATAATCCTTTTTCGCCGCCGCCATCAGCGTGTTGTAATCCGCCTGCAGGATTTTCCCGTCTTTCAGTGCCTTGTTCAGTTCTTCCTGACGGGCGGTATATTTCTCCAGCGGCGTCTGCAGCCGTTCGTAAGCCTTCTGCGCCTCTTCGGTATATTTCAGCCGTGACGCTTCGGTATCGCTCTGCTGCTGCGCATTTTTGTCCTGTTGAGTCTGCTGCTCAGCCTTCTTTCGGGCGGCTTCAAGCGCAAGACGGGCCTTTTCACGATCATCCCAGTAACGCGCCCGCGCTTCATCGTTAACAAAATAATCATCCTTGCGCAGATTCCAGATGTCGTCTGCTTTCTTAAACGCAGCCTCTGCCTTAATCAGCATCTCCTGCGCGGTATCAGGACGACCAATATCCAGCACCGCATCCCACATGGATTTGAATGCCCGCGCTGTCCTGTCTGCCCAGGTCTCCAGCGTGCCCATGTTCTCTTTCAGGCGGCGGGTCTGGTCATCAAACCCTTTCGTTGCGGCCTCGTTCGCCGCCTGCAATGCCCCGGTTTCATCGCCGGAACGCTGCAACTGAGCAACATACGCAATCTGCTCCGCCGTCACGTTATGGAACTGCTTCGCCATCGCAATCAGCCCCGACGTCGGGTCAGTGGTCAGTTTTCCGAAAGCCTCTGCAACCTTGTCCACCTCCACACCGGATGCAGAAGCAAAACGCGCGACACTCTGGTTGATGGCATCAAACTGTTCACCACCACGCACACCGGCATTCACCATGGCTGCCAGTGACTCACTCGCCTGGTTAAACGTCAGCCCTGCGGCCTGTCCGGCTCTGGAGAGCGTCAGCATGCGATCGGCAGTCAGTCCGGACTGATTACCGGAAAGAACCAGGGTTTTATTAAACGCTGAAAGCGTGGAATCTCCCTGGTACCAGGCGTACACCAGCGCACCTGTCGCCACCGCCAGCGAGGTGACCCCGACCATCGGCAGGGTGATCGCACCGGCAAGCCCCCTGAACATGGGGATCATCCCGCCGAAGGAGTCCTTCACCTGACCGCCCTGTTGCAGCAGGATCAGCCAGGGATTCTGACCACCGGCAAGCTGCGTGGCGATATCCGTAAACTGTGCGGGCAGGGTTCGCATGGCCGCTTTATACTGCCCGACGGAAATCCCTGCTTTTTGTGCAGCCAGCGCCTGGTGGCTCAGCCCCTGCTCAACGACAGTTGCGGTTTTTCTGGCGTCAGTATCCAGACCTGAAAAATGACGCCTTACCCGGCTCATCTGCTCATCGAAACGGACCGCATCCAGACTCAGGTCAATAACAAGATCACCAACCGGCTGGGACATATCTCACACCTCCCGGAATCCCCGCTGAAGCCATCATTAATGCGGCATCATCCACCATGACATCCGCCACATCCGCAGACGATAAAATATCGCCCCCTCCGTCCCCACCGAACCGGACGCCTCCGGCAAGTCCTGCCGCTTTCTGCATCAGCATTTTGTCCTCATCCGGCCTCTCCACCTGCTCTTCCTCATGCCGGGGGACAAGCAGACTGAAATCAGAGGGATGCATATCCGGATCGCAAAAAAACAGGCTGAGTACAGCGTACGTCAGCCCGGAAAAATGCATATCCAGCTGGGTATCCTGAAAATAATGCGTGCGGTAAAAACGGTGCCAGTCGGCATATTCGGTGGATGTCATCCCGGCAAGCATGGCGCGCCAGTCGGGTCTCCCCATCTCACGCGCCAGTCTGAGGGCAAAGTTCAGCTCACCGTCGAAGACTTTCCCGCAGAAAAATCATCATCAGTCAGCGTGTTATTTTTCGCCACTTCAGTAATATCAGTATCCGGACGAACAGCTTCGATCATCCCGGACAGACGCAACACCACGTCTTCCGCCCGGGCAATGGCATCAGCAGGCCAGGTGGTGAGCACTTCCTGCTCTATCTTCATCACGGCCTCATTCATTGACGGTGACTGCGTTTTCTGTGGATGGTTATGCCACAGGGACATCGCCACCAGAAACGCGCCGGTTCTGACAAGATCTTCCACACTCACCTGCAGGTTGCCGCTGGCTTCAGCCTCTTCTGCCCGCCGTTTCAGGAGGGCAAGATGCTCAATACGCTGCAGCGCAGACAGCTCAGAAAGCGTGACGGATACACCGTTATATTCAAATTGTTCTGTTTTCAGGAACATCGCTTATCTCTCAGCTCTTTAGCTACCCGGCACATTATTAACGGTAATTTCAGCCACCGCAGCAAACTGACCATTACCGGAAATCACAGGGATGCTGACTTTTCCATCCTTAACCCCCGTCACAGTAATCGTCATATCTTTCACGCTAATGGTGGCTTTTGATGGATCGGCGGAAATCGCCCTGAATGTCTTATCCGTTGCATTTTCCGGTTCCACAGTAACGGTCAGGGTGGTTGTTTTCCCTTTTGCCACCGTACCGGATGTCGGCGTCACCTTAATCGCACTGACCGGCGTAATTTTGCTGCGTTCTTCCGCTACAGAAGGTTTACCCACGTTAGTGACTTTCACCGTGCGGGTGATCACTTCTTTCGCCGTCACGGCCTTACCGATACTGCTGACCCAGCCACGAAACACATCCACCGTGCCATTCGGAAAACGGATTTTATAGGCCCGGACATCGCCGCTTTCAAACCAGCCTATAAGCCCTTTCTGACCTTCCTCTCCCGGTTTCCAGGCCAGCGTAAAACTGGTATCACCTGCAGATTTCTGCCCCTGCCCGGTCGCGGTCCAGTCTGCGTCTTCATCATCCAGGTAGTTATCATCGTAGGATTCTGCCGTCATCTCGCCCGGCGTCAGATCCTTCACCTTAGCCAGTCGCTGCCAGTCAGCGTCTGACAACGGGTTTGCATAAGCATCACCCTTGCCGTTGTAAACCCACAGAGTGGTACCGGCACCTTTTACCGGCTCCAGGGGATTTGGTGTTGCCATATCGTCCTCACATCTCGTATGTAATGGAATAAGTCAGATCCGCAGAGCTCCATAACGCCATATCGTCATCACGACGATACTCATAGCCCTGCGTAACCATCGTGGTAATCAGTCCTGCCAGTGCCGGGATCGCAGTCATCGCCGGATAAATCCGGCTTTCCATCCACTGATCAAGCTCTGAATCCGGTACCTGTGCCGGTAAAAACACCTCAATATGCAGTGTGGCCCGCCAGGTATCTGCATCCAGCTCTTCACCGGTATACTCTGCATCCGTCAGATAAACCGCGATCGCAGGAAAATCCTCTTCGTCAAAAACAACGGGGCGACCATCAAACAGCGTCGCCCCGTGTTCATGCTGCTCGAGTGCATCCAGCACTGCAGCACGGATATCAGTGTGTTTCATCGTTTTATCGCAATCCTCAGTTGTTGTTTCAGCGCGGATGCCAGTTCTCCGGGCAGGCGTTCACGCCGGATACGGTCAACATTCTCATCAAACGCCTGTTTCAGTGGGGCCGCCATCGGGATTTTCACCACATCAATAGGGTAACGGTTTTTCCCGGCCACACGCTGCATGACATGCCAGCGACCGTTTTTTAATCGCTGAATGAATGCCCGCTGATACCGATGCTGACCGGCTTTAAGTATGCTGTTCGGACGACGGCCCAGCATCCTGATCCCCAGCTTAATCACTGGAAGATCACCGCGGTTAACGATAATTTTTGCGTTCGGATTTCTGACCGTCGCCCGTTTCAGTCTGGACCGTTCCTTAACCAGTTTCCGGCGTACCTTTGTCTCCCGGGCAACCTGTGATGAAGACTGATTAATCGCCGTTGTGGCCACGCGGTTAATCGTCATTGCTGAAGCCGCCGGAATGGCGTTTTTACGAACCCGGCTCAGATTATCAATCGCCTGATCAAGCCCTTTTATCGCCATAATTTCCCCCTGCGTTTATCGTCGCCGGTTAACAGCGGGTGGTTGCCCACGGTTGAGCCAGAGATAACAGCTTCCCCCGTCATCCGGAGAAACACGATCCACCCAGAACATCTCGCCGTTAATGGTCAGCGTGTCACCACGCCGCACGGCACGCACCGTATCCGTCCGCACAAATAATGACGGGCTGCTTCCTTCAATACGGACCCCGCCACCGGCAAAACCCAGCGACTCCGGATCGTCAAAAACCCCCTGAACTTCGCCGCCACGTTGTGCTCCGGAGGTGAACTGCGCACGGATCCCCATCACTTCAACAATCGTACTGTCCACCCCGGCAAGGGCGGCATCAAAGGCATTCTGAAAATCACGCATAAACAGCCATTCCACCATCAACGTGTGTTTTTGCATCTGAGGACATAATCAGAATCACCCGACCAACATCCGCAAGCTCAACGGATTCCCCCGTTTCACCATCAACGCCACAGAGATGGAGGCAGGTCAGAACTCTGATGCGCGTTAACGCGCCGGATGTTTCCTCACGAACATCATGAGCCGCGGTTTCCCGCTCCCGGATATCCATATTCATAACCTGTACATCATCGCCGGATGACTGCATTTCCTCTTCCCATTCTGCCACCCGCTGCGCTATCTCTGCGGCACTCCCGGATATATCCGGCTCACGCCCCAGAATCAGGGCCAGTTCATCAAGCCGTTTCAGATTTTGCTCTTTCGTTGCCATATCAGCCCCCTGTGAAAAAAGACACGGGGGCATTTCGCCCCCGCTCACGGATTATTTCACCTGTACCACCACAAACTCATCCGGGTCCGGCAACACCATCAGCGGCGCGGACTGCGTCATGGTAAATTCACGGGCGGGATCCCCTACCGTCAGCCAGTGTTTCGGATAACGGGAAGAGGCCACCACACCTTCGGACAACGCCTGAGCATCCTGAATGGCACCGTAACAACGGATCCCATCTGCAGCAGTATTCCCCAGAACCAGCATGCCATCTGGAAGATAACGTTTTTCGATACCGTCTTCTGCTATATAAGACGTTTTCGCCACCACAATGGCCAGATCGCCGTAATACCCCTTGAAGGACACCACTGCGCCCAGATCTTTCACTGCCGTTTCGAGTTGAGAATTTGAACCGCGACGGGTATCCAGTTTTTCGCGGAACAGCTTAAAACCATTCAGAAGACGCCAGCCGGTACCGTCCATAATGGCAATATTCACAAGACCGCTGGCCTGGTCGCAGTAGAGGTCAATATCATGTGTAGGATCGAACGTGTCACGATCCTGTTTTGACCACTCCTTACCACTACCCTGAGTGATGTTATTCTTCGTCGACCTGCCAAAATCGACCTCAATTTTCTCGAACTGGTCTCCTTCCATGGTGTATTTGCCATACAACACAGCATTTACCGCCTGCATTTCTTCCACCTGGACAATGGCGTGCTCTTCCTGTTTGAGGTTATCGGTAATGATACGCAGACGGCGGTAAGCCGGATCATTCAGTTGAGATGGATCTTCACCAGGAAGGCGCTCAACCGCCTGCTGGTAATTAAATTCGTGTTTCGGCTTGACGTAGCCCGGACGCAACACGCGGGTTTCACCACCACGATGGCGCAGCACTTTTCCTTCAACGATCGGGGAGACATAGGCCGCCACCGGCGTTTTTCCGGTAATTTTGTCCAGCATCACCTCTTCGGTGTGGAAATTCACCGTACGGCGGAAAAACAGCTCCAGAAATAGCGCACGGAATTTAACTTTTTGTTCGGTATAACCGAGTAACTGGCGGGTCGTAAACAATCCCATAAATCAGTTCCTTTCATTCAGAAATCAGTCAGGCCACCATGGTGGCCTGATAACGTGTTACGGCAGAGCCGCGTGACTCAGGGCTGTGCCGGCAAAGGCATTTGCCTTTTTGTGTTCATCCACACTTTCAGGCCAGTGGATTGCCTCCGTCGCAAAGGTTCCCGACTTGTAATACGTCAGCGCTGTCTCTGTGCCTTCAAGCGGCAGTACCAGTATGCCAACCGCACTACCGGCTTTCTGTCCATCCCAGACCACCAGTTTCCCGGTGGCTTCATCCAGCATCAGGGGCGTCAGAGCCGGTGTTGCGGAAGAAATCCCGCTGCTGCCTGTGGCGGTATGAGCCGGATCATTACCGGCAAAAATACGTACTTCCGCACGCTGTTCAGTGATGGTTTTCGTCACCATTTTGTTAAAACCTCATATTGATGGTCAGCACTGACTTCATGGCATGGCCATGAGCATTTTCACGTCCGCATCACCGTCTGCTGACGTCTGTGACACGCCACCCCGCACCGCTGCCGGTGAATGATTCGCCATGAAATGTTCAAACAGGGCGGTTGTGGATGCAGAGACCGGTTCGGCCTTACCTGATCCCGCAGCCAGCACAGCCCGGGCGTTCTCCACGGTCATTCCCGGGCAGGCCGCCAGTTTTTCAGCCTGCGCTTCTGCCCCTTTTGCCTCATCCAGGGCCATGATCTGATCACGAAGTGAGGGCCCGGCATCCGCCAGTGGTGCAGCCGCCAGTTGTTCACGACCGTTCGCTTCTTCACACGCCATAATGCGATCGGCTTCACTCTGCGCGGATGCCACCGGCTGCTGCGGTGCCGCCGCGGCCAGAATCGCCCGGGCCTGTTCAACGCTCATGCCCTGTTGCCCTGCCAGCATCGTGGCAAGCTGTTCACGTCCTTTCGCTTCCTGGCATGTCAGGATCCCCATCACTCGCTGGTTCTCCTGCACGGCGGCTTCCGTTGCAGTTAATTGCGGCATAGTGCCTCCTCTGACATTACTGTTCAGCGCCGTGGCCATCACACTGATGGCATCCGACGCATTGATTAATTCATCCGCCAGCCCGGCCTCAATGCCGGACTGACCTTCAAAAACGGCGGCCTCTGTTCCCGTGACCGCATCCACAGACAACCCGGTATACATCGCCACTTTTTCGGCAAACATCCGGTGCGCCGCATCAATCCGCTGCTGCATGTCCTGGCGAACCTCTGCCGGCAACGCTTCAAACTGATTGCCATCCACCTTGTGCGCCCCGGCATAAATCAGCGTGATATCCACACCGGCCTGCGCCAGATGACCGGCATAGCTGACATGGCTCATCATCACGCCAATGGAGCCGATACGGGATGTCTGGGTAACCAGCCGTCGGGAGCAGGCCGACGCCAGCAGCATGGCTGCAGAACAGGCAGTGTCATTGCACAGTGCCCAGACCGGCTTCTGCTGACGGAGGCGGTAAATCATGTCAGCGCAGTCAAACGCGCCGGCGGCCTGCCCGCCCGGACTGTCAATGTCCAGCAGTACGCCCCGCACCTGGCTATCCGCCATTGCCTGCTGAAGACAGGCGACAATGCCGTCATAGCCTGTCATTCCGGAAAATGGCCGCATACCGCCCAGCCGGTGCACCAGCGTGCCGGTCACCGGCAGTACAGCAATACCGTTCACCACCCGGTAAACACGGGCCGGTCGTTTACCTCCGGCCATGTACTCGTCCGTTTCAGCCAGCATTCCGGGAGCATCAAGCTGTACCTGTTGTTGTGGTACCGAAAGACTTGCTGCCCCTATCTCGCGCCCGAGCGCGCAAAAGAAAACCCGCGCATAGGCGGGCTCCAGAAGCAGCGGTTCATTGAATGCTGCGGCAATAATGTGTGAAAGATTACGTCTCACGTGGTGTTGTCTCCTCTTCCGGCCTGCGACTCTCCGCTATCTGCTGCTGATACGCCTGCGCTATCCACACCGGACGTGAGAGTCCGGCTTTTTCCCGCTCTGCAGATTCCCTGACCTGCTGGCGGAAAATGTCCTGATAATCCTCGCCCATCAGCGCCAGCTCTTTCTCATACGTGCTCAGTCCGGCCTCAATGCGCATCACTGATTCCTGAACCTCCTTGAGCCCGTCAATGGCCATTCTTCCGGCTCCAATCCACTCAGCCCGTGACCAGGCTGATCGCGCCTGATAAAAATCAAAACGTGCCCGTGGCGGACGAATAATCCCCCGAAGAAGTGCCTCTTCCAGCCAGCAGGAAAACATCTGCGTGGCCAGCCGGGACGCAATAAATTTTCGCCGCCCCATAAAATAGCGCCACGACTCATTGGCGGATGCGCGGGCACTTGAATAACTGACCTTCGAGTAATCACGGGACAACTGTTCGTAGGAAACGCCAAGACCGGCGGCGATATACCGCAGCAGCGCCTGTTCAAGCGCCGAAAATCCATTGTCTGAATCCTGCGCGGTCTGAAGTTTCAGATCATCACCGGGGAAAAGGTGCGGAATTTTGACACCGCCCAGCGTCACGCTATTCGTGTCATACCAGGTGGAGAACTTATCCAGAATATTAATAAGCGGATTATCCTTCTGCCCCTGCGGCGCACCGGCGATATATTCAAAGGCCTTTTCGGTATCAAGGTCACTTTCAATCGTCGCTGCATACATCGCCTTCACTATGGCCGACTGAAGCTGTGTTGCCTGCAGGGAATCGAGCATCTTCAGCCGTTCCATAACGCTGTAAAACTGATTAGCCCCACGGGTCTGCCCGTCCTCCACCGGCTCGAAAATATGCAGCATGGCCGGACGCCCGGTGGGAAGTTCACGCGGGATCCGTTCCCATCGTCCACTCCCGGAGAACGGAAAATCATCCTCACAGATATGGTACGCAACGGCACGACCATATCGATCGACCTCCACCCCGGCCCGCAGAAAACGGTTCCCGATACCATGTCCTGGCGTGTCCACCCGTTTCGGACTCACGGCTTTAAAACGCGTACGAAACAGTTGCGTGCTCTCCGGATCCCAGACCGGCTGCACAAAGATTTCGCCGTTAAACGCATGAACGCCCACACCTTCACGAATAAATTCTGTAAACGTGCGTTTCCCTTCCACGTCGATCTCGCCAAACACCCCTTCTGCGTATTCTGACCAGGCCGCCTCCACCTCATCGACAAAACTTTTTGTCGCGGTCTCCCGCATCCCCAACCAGCGCCAGTTCGGGCGGTAGCTGATAAGAAACATATGCCCGACAATGTGATCCTTATGCAGGGCCACCGCATTGGCCGCTATCCCGTTATTGCGCACCAGATCATCTGCCCGGGCATTCCCCAGACGCAACGCGGGCAGCAGGGCCGCATCGGCACTCTGCGCCGGTGGCAACCACTCCGCCATTTGCCCGCCAAATCCTGCGCCGCCCCCGTTGTAGCTGAGGCTCTCCCGAAGCGGAACGCCGTTCACATCAATCAGGACAGGCGTTCGTTTCATAACCTCACTCCCAGCGGACGACGGCGACGGCGGGTTGTCCCCAGTACCAACTCAGCATCATTGATCGCACGGTTAAGCTCATCCAGAGAGGCCGCCGTATATTCAATTCTTCGTCCATCTTTCTGGACAGACACCACCCGTTTACCGGTTAATAAATCAAGGCGCGCCTGACGCAGCGCCTGCAGTTCAGCGACTGTAACCATTCACTCCTCCGGACAGCTTCGCTGCCAGTTCTTTAAGGGTTGGCCGGGTCGTCTCTTCTTCCCGGGATTTTGCCAGTACAGCCAGATCAAGCTGCCAGCGTTGCACGGACACACGTAATGCCGCGTAGGCATACACCAGGCAGTCCAGCGCTTCGTTACGCCGCTTTTTGTTATCCCACAGCAGACGCATCTTTCCTTTTTCCCACTTCTCCACAAGCTCTTCCGCGACCAGTTGCTGCGCCTCTGTCTGCGAAAAAATCTCCGGATCATCAGGAAAACGGATGGCATACGACGTGGCTTCATCCGCAGGCGTGGGCTCGGCTTTCATACGGGCATAGAGAATTTCTTTTGCGGTGTCCGTCCCCACTTCACACAGATAAACGCCCCGCTGATTGCGGGTTTTCGGCATGGTGATCACCGGCTTGCCATAGACAGACGCGCCTTTTACCGGCAGCACACGGAAAACACCGTGTTTTTTTGACCTCTGGTAGACGATTTCACCATCGATCCCCCCGGTGTCCCAGCAGACACGGGAAATGGTCATTTCGGTGCCATCCGCATGGCGGTATTTTTTGTTGATCGCCGCATCCACACGTAACAGCGTCTCTTCCTCATCAGGACGCCCCATAATGATGATTTTATCCACCAGAAAAGCTTCCTCTCCCGGTGCCCATCCCCAGACATACATCTCAAAACGGTTTCGCTGCGAGTCAATGCCCGCCGTCAGATAAACCACCCGGGCAGGCACCGCCGCCGTGTAACGCACAACCTTATCCATCAGCACCTGGTGATCGAGTTTTTCGCCCACGGCCTCTTCCCAGGTCTCGCCCAGCGTGGTGTTCACAAAGGTTTTCAGGCCGTTGGGATCTTTCAGTGCATCCAGCCAGTCATAGACTATCTGTACCCAGGTGGTGAACGGACTGTACGCTGTCCAGATATGGAACGTGATGGAGCGCGGCGGCGGAATTTCATTATCCGCGGCGCTGAAAAACGTCAGACCGTCACGGGTCCACATCCCCGTGTTTTCACAGATCCACCGCCCGTTGCTCTGGTCAAGCTCAGACTGATGGATCACGCAGCCATGATGTTCACAGAGGTAGAAAACGCTTTCGGGGCTGTCCTTCTCCCATTTAAGGCCAAAAGGCGTGGATTCATCGCCAAATTTCAGATACTGCTCCTCCCCACAGTGTGGGCAGGGCACATAAAAACGCATGAAATGCGCCGACTCGTTGGCCGCTTTTTCGATCTGGCAGGTGCCTTTGATTTTAGGCGTCGAGCCGCGAATGGATTTGGGCCATACAGAGCCCTCAATACGTTTATCCCCAAGCAGGGTTGGCGAACCCTCTTTTTCGACATCCGGTTCGAACGAGGAAAGTTCGTCATAGCAGACCACGTCCACGGATTTTTCACGGTAGTTTTTGGCGGCAGCGCCGCCCAGGCACCAGAAACCCACACCCGATGAAAAGCGTTTCAGCGTGAGGGTATTGTCACGATGTTTACGCCCCAGCCATGGAAAAAGGTCTTTCAGACATGGCACATCCCGAATCGTCGCCTCCACGTGAGACTTCATAAAATCTTCAGCGGCAGAATCCGTGGGCTGAAAAAGCAGACTGTTTCGGGATTTATGCTCAATAAAATACCCGACCACCCCCAGCAACATCTTTGTATAGCCAACACGGGCAGATTTAATCAGATTAACAGTCCGGATCTGATCATTCCCCATGCTGTTCATGATGGCGATCTGGAACGGCAGCGTTTTCCATTCTCCCTCACCATATGAAGATTCTTTAGGCAGATAATAATTTTGATCAGCCCATTCAACTGGCGTCACCGGCAATGCCCTTATCAGGGGCTGTAATGCTGTTGTGACAGCACTCATCATATTATTCAGTTGTTGCTCTGATATATTCATCGAGTAAATCCGGTAATTTATCCCCCGCCCGCGCACACTGATTTGCCCCCTTCGCAATAAGGGTTTTCAGATGGTCAAGATGGCGCGGTGTTAAATCAGGAAACTGTCGCTGCATGGATAAAGGGATGGAATCAAGCGTACTGGATAACGCCATTGCCAGCTTGCTGAGGGCAAAAATACAGAACCCGGTATCAATAAGTTTTCCTTTTGACACCTCATTTTTTAACTGCTGTGTAACAGCCTGTTCTGCTGTCAGTTCCCATCTGGCAATAAGCAATTTCTCCTCATAGTCGTCTTCGCTATCGCCATCAGGCACATCGTTTTTACTTCTTCTCAGATACGATATGTAAAAATCGCGCCAGGCATCCAGATCCAGTTGCCCTCGCTTATTCGATATCGGGGCACCCGGCAATTTCTGCAATCTGCGAAGCTGGCGATCGGTCAGACTTAAATGCCTGGCAACTTCAGTCTGCGTAGCCACTCCTCACCTCGCAAAAACTCTCACTTCACAATCACAACAAAACCGGTCATGTCCGGCTTACATGTCTATTTTTTGTGCATGTCCGGTTCACAGAAGACCTCTTTTTTTATTTTTCATATAGTTAACTTGAAGAGAAACCGGACATGGTTCCCGGAAAATTTTCATAAATAGCGAAAACCCGCGAGGTCGCCGCCCCGTAACCTGTTGGATCGACGGAAAGGACCCGAAAACGAGAATAATTATCACTTACAGCAAGAATCGAATCTGATCTATTATGGTGCTTGCTATTATGTGCCGGCACAAGTGCGTCGTTTACCGTCATTTCACACAGAGGCATCATCAAATGAAAATCAGAAATATTCTCGCTATCTCCCTTGCAACATCATCCTTCAGTTGCCTGGCATTTAAATCCTCGCCCAATGTGCTACCAGGACCAACGAATCAACTAACTGCGGTAGAAAGTAAAATTATCGGACATTTTTATGCCCCACACAGTGCATTACCCGGAACAACCATCACAGGGACATGTGACGCCTCCCCCGTCCCGGGATGCACCTGTCCGTTTTGTACTATGCTGCGTAGCCAAAACCGATAACATCCGCATTTACCTGGTATTACATGATGAGTTCACGCAGCGACTGATAGAGGAAGGAAAGATGGTTAGTAAAAGCAAGGCGCATTGCCGCCGCATGCTGCAGGCATTGCAACAGACGAGAGCAGGTATTTTTGACCAGTTGGAAAACTGCCAGCATACTTTGCCCGAGTATATCGCCATCTCATCGGAAACCAGTGCAACTCTTATTCATCGGGTTCCACCAGAGAAAAAGAAGAAATGAACAGTGAGGCGTTGTGTGGCATACAACGCCTTCTTCCATCATTCCTCGTCAGCCATGACAAAAATATAACCGCTGGCTCTTTCATTTTTCTCCTGCGTCCAGCCCCTCTCTACCTGGAAGCATCAAGGACGTGACGGCGTAAAGATAAATTGTCTCTTCACTCCCTGACAGGGGCGATTCTTTTCAAATCGCCATTTCGCCATGGCCTTCACCACTTCATCACGAAACAAATTATGAGGCTCTGAGCGGAGAAAAACGATCCGTGTCACAGTCCCATCAGCACCAATATCGAACTTAACCTCAACCAGCCCCTTGATATAATTTGCTGCAGCATATTCCGGATATCGTGGATACACCGTCACTAATTGCCGGGGCTCATCAGCTTTTTGCTGCGAGCATCCCACTGCCAGGACAGATAACAGAAAAAGTAGTAAAAGGCGTCTTTTCATTTTTATTCCTACGGGTCTTATTCTGACAATATATCCTGTGTTCCAGACTGCCACATCACCACATCCTGTGCCATTATCTGACTCACATTACATACATCGCATCGGGATACAGTAGTAGCACTTTCTGTAATACAGCTTCCTGTTTCTTCCACCATCGCACCGGGATAAACCCGCGAATCATTAACGCGGTAAAAACCCGGTGTGCATCGTTTTTAATTATCCCCGCACACTCGCGCAGAGGAGTCTCCCTGTCGGGCTGCGGTCTCTGTTAATGAGGGAATATAGCGACGATACGGCGCATCAACAAAACTTATTTCAGGCACTGAGTGCGGATATAGTCCTGTGCCCCTTCCAGTTGCTTGTGCATCGTCATCAGCCGCTCTCTGAGGGTGAAATAATCCCGTGTAACGGTGTCTGCCAGTTGGGGGCCGGTTGCATTATCCACGCCGGAGGTGGTGGGGGCTTCACGCACGGAGCCTGGACAGGTGGCGTTGATCCGCAGGCGCTTACGACCAGCGGCAACGTCAGCGCGAAGAGTTTCATTTTCAGCTCTCGCATCGGCTAATTCCCTCGAGTATTTTGCATCGAGCGCAGCAACATCGCGCTGGCGCACCTGCATATCAGTAATGGTTGCGTTCGCCAGCTTCAGTTCACTGGCTTTGTTATCGCGCTGCGCTTTGTAGGTAATCGCGTTATCACGGTAATGGTCTGTTGCCATCCACAGCGCACCACAGGCCACCAGCAGAATAACGATAAACGCGGAAAGCATTCGGTTTATGTTCACCCCAGCAACCCCGACGAAGACAACATCATCCAGGCCATGGAAAGAAAAAGAGCAACCAGCATTAGTGAAAATGAAATGCCGACAATTACACAGAGGATCTTCGCCAGCGTTATGAGTTTGTCTGACATGCTTAATCCTCCCTTCACGATTTCAACGCAATGACCAGTTTTGCCAGCCCATACAGCATCGGGGACACAGCAACACCGACCGCCACCCACTTAATGGCAAAAGCCAGTGCTCTGCTGATGTCATCAGTTACAGGCGCTTTCAGTTCAAGGCCATTTTTCATAGTCAACCTCAACAGAATTCGTTTACACTTCGCCATGTTCTCCCTTGCCTTACTCAAGGTCAGAAACACAAAACCTCGCTTGGTGCCAACAAACGGGGTTTTTACTTTTATTCACTTACGTTTCGCCAGTTCGCAGGATTTCGTGTTATCCGCCCGCGTGGCCATTCCTCATTTTTCAGCAAAATATTCTGCTTATCTGTCGATACCCCAGCACGCCAGCGCGCTCTCCTGGTCACGACGGGATACCTGACCGTAACAGTTGTTTGAACGAATACGGCAGTCTCTGCCACCGTCCTTAATCCACCAGCGAATCGCTTCGCAGGCACCTTTTCGATCACCAGCATTAATTCGTCTGTAAAACGTCGACGGGAAACACTTACCGGGACCAATGTTGTACGGACAGAATGACGCGATCCCCGCTTTCTGGGGTTCGGTCAGCGGCACTCTGATGTTTTTCTCCACCCACGCCAGCGCTTTATCACGCTCAATGGCGTTAACCTGGTCGCATTTTTCCTTCGACAACTTCATGCCCGGAACGACAGGTTTGCCATCCACCATGATGGCACCACGGCAGATGGTCCAGATACCTGCACCATCACGGTATGCCGTGGTGTGGTTGCCTTCCTTTTCATCCAGAAACTGGTCGAGAATGTCAGGCGCAGGCGCACCAGCGGCAATCAGCGCCAGAACGGCAGCCGACAGGCCGTATTTGATTTTGGTGTTCATGGATATATTAAATATTCAGCCGCTGTCCCTGGCCCACTAAATACGCACTTTAAGATAAGTCAGCCCCGGATGAAGCCAGTAAGCCGGCCCTTTTTTAAAGGGTGGAGTATTAAAATCACGAAGAAGAGCCTCCCGCACAATTGCATCCTTATCAGCACCACTGGCCAGCGCTTCAATCTCAGCGGCTACCTGAAGATATCCCATGCAACGGCCAACGCGCTTCATCAGCCCCTGCTTTTTATTGTTCTTCAGGTAATCAATGGCAAATTCAATGAGCTCCTCACTGTGCTGGTGCGATGGAGGTGTTACTTTCCCATTTTCTGAGATGGTTATTTTCCCAGCATCACCTGCGTATTTTCATGAAAGGAGATCACTCAATAACTTCCATCGAGATCGGGTAATAACATTTGAACAGATCGCTGAATAACATCGATGGAGATCACTTTTGACTCATTTTGTTATTCAGTGATCTCCATCAATGTTATTGGAACTTCACAGGTGTGTTGATCTGTATCTTTTGCCATTCCGGTAAAGGATACCTATGCCAACAGTTCCAATTTCTATGAGAAAACTTAAAGAAATTCTTAGGCTTAAATACGGTGTTGGACTCAGCCATCGACAAATTGGTCGTAGTCTTGCAATCTCCCCTTCCGTTGTATCCAGATATGCTAATCGGGCGGCTCAACTTGGCATAAAGCAGTGGCCCTTACCTACAGGATGGGATGATACAAAACTAAAACATGCGTTCCTTCAGACCCAGGTTAAGATGAAGAAGCACTCTCTGCCTGACTGGGCTACAGTACACCGGGAACTGCGTAATAAATGCGTGACGCTGCAGCTACTCTGGGAAGAATACTGTGAGCGTAATCCAGGCGGTTTTTACAGCTATAACCATTACTGCCGGATGTACCGTGAATGGCTCAAAACCACTTCACCATCAATGCGTCAGGTACATAAAGCTGGCGAAAAACTTTTCGTTGATTACTGTGGACCTACCGTTGGCGTTACCGACCCTGAGACCGGAGAAATAAGAACTGCTCAGGTCATCGTAGCTGTTCTCGGGGCATCAAGTTACACATGGGCAGAGGCCACCTGGTCTCAGCAGCTTGAAGACTGGGTGATGAGTCATGTTCGCTGCTTCCAGTGGTTGGGTGGCGTTCCTGAACTTGTTGTTCCGGACAATCTGAAAAGCGCCACATCCAGGGCATGTAAGTATGATCCTGACGTTAACCCTACCTACCAGCAGATGCTTGAGCATTATAATGTCGCAGTTTTGCCTGCGCGGCCACGTAAACCGAAAGATAAAGCCAAAGCTGAAGTTGGCGTTCAGGTTGTTGAACGCTGGATCATGGCCCGAATCAGGCATGAGATCTTCTACAGCCTTGCATCGCTTAATCAGCGCATTCGGGAGTTGCTGGAAAGACTGAATAACAAAATAATGCAGAAGTTGGGTTATTCACGTGCAGAACTCTTCATCCAGCTTGATAAACCCGCACTGAAGCCTCTTCCTGAAGCCAGTTACAGTTACACCCTGGTGAAGAAAGTCAGAGTTCATGCCGATTACCACGTGGAAATCGACAAACATTACTACTCGGTTCCATGTTCGCTGTTAGGCCAGCAACTGGAAGCATGGATCTCCGGAGAACTGGTAAGACTCTTCAATCAGGGGCAGGAGGTTGCTGTGCACCCGCGCAAGCGTACTTATGGCTACAGTACCCGCAACGAGCACATGCCTGAAGCTCATCGACAGCATGCCACCTGGACGCCAGAGCGTCTTCTGGAATGGGCGGGGCACATAGGCAGTGAAACTCATAGTTATGTGCTTCATATACTGAACTCTCGTCCACATCCGGAACAAAGCTATCGCTTCTGCCTTGGACTCCTGAACCTTCATAAAAAATACAGTAAAGCCAGACTTAATGCAGCATGTGCAAGAGCTCTGAAAACAAAGGTATGGCGTCTGTCAGGTATTAAATCGATCCTGGAAAAAGGTCTGGATAAACAACCTGTTCAGGATCCAAAACCAGATCTGTTATCCACGATGGAACACGAAAACGTACGCGGCAGTGAGTATTACCACTGATACGGGATCCAATGATGAATCATCTTTACGAACAACTGACCGCACTTAAACTCACCGGCTTCCGTGATGCGCTTAAAAAGCAACTTGCTCAACCGGGCACATACCAGGAGCTGGGCTTCGAAGAACGCCTGTCATTACTGACAGCAGAAGAACTAACCTGCCGTGAAAACAGGAAGGCAGAGCGTCTGATCAAACATGCACGGTTCAGACTTAATGCTGAGTTATCAAAGCTGGATTATCGTAACAATAGAGGGCTGGACAGGGCCCTCATCCGTTCACTCAGTCAGGGAAACTGGTTAACCCTGAAACAAAATATTTTACTGACCGGGGCCACCGGCAGCGGTAAAACGTTCCTGGCATGTGCACTTGGTCATAATGCCTGCCGACAGGGATACAAGGTCTACTATTATCGCCTTAAAGCGCTGATGGAACAGTGCTATCAGGGGCATGCTGATGGAAGATACAGCAAACTTTTGACCAGGCTGAATAATAGCGATCTGCTGCTTCTGGATGACTGGGGGCTGGAACCTCTCTCATCAGAACAGCGTAGCGACCTGCTGGAAATAGTGGATCTGATGTACCAACGAGGCTCAATCATCGTAGTGAGCCAGTTGCCGGTGGAAAACTGGTACAAAATGATCGGAGACTCCACACATGCGGATGCCATCCTAGATCGACTGGTTCATGGCAGTATCAAGATCGAACTTAAAGGAGAATCAATGCGGAAAATACAATCTCCGTTGACCGAAGGAGATCAGTGAAGGTAATTTAAAAACGGTTCTGTGAAAGTGACACGAACCGATCTCCATCGATGTTACTCACCGATCTCCTTCACGGTAATACGCATCACCGGATACAACAAAGGATGGCCGGTTACACTCCCATTCCGGGTCACTGAAATTATCATTATGAATACTGAAACACTCTGCGAGATTTCTGCTCATCACTTTCCGACAATAATCGTCAAACGCAGCAAACTGCTTTTCATCGCCAGAAGGCACCAATATCGACCATTTCTTATTCAGCTCAACGACGTAGCTCTCCAGTTTTTCAATACGTGATTCAACATCATCTTTTTCTGACCGCAGTGTTGACGGCGGCATCTTCAGAGAACAAGTAATTCTTCCCGGTAGCTTTCCTTTGTAGGTTATCAACACATCCTGCGCCTCTAAAATTACGGGGCGCTTTTCCGGCAACGGTTCGTTCCATTCACATAACCCGGCAGCAACATCCATGAAAAACTGCTTCGCCTGCTTTTTCGCCTCAGCTTCGTAAAACTCCAGCGTGGCACCTTCAGTACGGTCAAGACTAATCGCCACATCTGGCAACAACAGCGACGCTTGCCCGTCACCTTCCGACTTCACAGTAACAGTAACCTTATCCCCGTAATTATTTATCCCCTTAACAACCAGTTCATATTTTTTATTCATCACTTTACTCTCCCCGCGCCGCCTTACGCCGGTCCTCTTTGATTTTGAAATACAGGTTAGTCAGATATGTCAGCAGCCCAAACAGCAGACTCCCCAGCACGCCTATTGCCGCCCACTGAGACGGGGAAACCCTG